TAATACCTCGACCTATTACATCTGCTGCTTTACCGAGTCGTCCCGCTTTACTTAATTTTGATATATTGTTATCATTAGCTGCAAGCTTCTCAATCAGGTTGGCTTCACGTTTAGCTGCCCTAGCTGCCTTTTCGGCTTTACTGACTTTTGGCTTTTCAATGCCATAACGTTGCTTTAGATTATCTAAGAAACTACCGTTGGAATCATCTGACTTTTTATCAAGAACATCAATTAAAGCACTAATTGAATTTGAAAGTTTTGCTATCTCGTCATTTAATGGTTCTAATTCTAGATTTGAACTGCCGGGCTCAAAATCGCCATGTTTACCAGACTCTAGAATAGATTCTTTATTAGCTTCGTCTTTTGCTAATAGTTGTGATACAAAATTTTCTTGTTGTTTTCTTGTGATTGACTCGAGTATCTTTAACTGATTAGCAATTAATTGAAATTGCTTTTCAAGTGTTTGTAATGTAGGACTGTTATCATTAGATACTCTAGTTGGTGTATCTAAAGTTGGTAGATTGACACTATTAGATCTATTACGTGAAGTCTGTGCAGAAAAGATACCCAATGTTTCTGTAAATAGTTTAGTCTTTCCAACATTAGTCTCATCAAGCCCATATCTAGACAAGAAGTTTTTAGCAAACTGCTTTCGTTTCATGGAGTTGAGACGCTTCTGAGCTGCAGCACGACGTTCTGTGCTTGGAGCAACAACACTTTTAGTATTTCGTATAGGTGATTTAATGCCCTTGATGGTCGGGAGCTTCACTTAGATTTCCTCTGTCAACTTATTTTTTTCTTTATCTAAATATGCCATAAGAAGATCAATATAAAGATCTCGTTCAAAAGGTAACATGTCTTCTATTTCAGTAATTGAGTATTTATGATGTTGAGCCATAGCAAAAATAGTAGTATAGTAGTTTGCTAATGTGTTATGACTCAACGCCAAGTAAAAAAATCATTTAACGTTGTCAATTCAATTAGACGCTTAGATCCTAGTGAATTGGTATATTCGATCTTGTAATACATCTGAGGGATATTATCAAAGAATGCCTTGATCTTATCAAATGTCTCTACATCCAAATCATCTAGCCATGCAGCAAGTTCATCAGGTGCGACTTCATTTGCCGGATATACAGTATCCTCATCATATACAGATTCAATACATGAACGAATGAGATATTCAGTTAGTTCAGTTACTGAACTATTTTCTGGTACATTTTCGAGAATTTTAACTGATGGATATGACATAAGCATACCAACTGTATCATTGATTTTAATGTTATTTGAGATTGTCTTTTCAAGATTAGTTACAATAACTTGGTCTAGATCAATCTCAAAGTCATAAATCTTATCATCTTCATTATCTCTGTAAGATACACTAATGACATTATTTACTGACATTGATCTAAGCTTAAGGAAGATAAACTCTAGATCAAATGTAGCAAGCTTATCAACATCTAAAGCAACCTGGCAACAGTTCTGGATAACTTGCTTGATTGCAAGAATGATGTCTTTTTCAGTACCACTCTGCTGTCCCATGAGAAGAATCTTTTCTTCTTTAACGGTAAATGGTCTGAATAGAACAGCCTTTTTTGTTGAAGGGATTGTAAGTTCAAATAGCGGCTTGTCAAGTTTAGGTAGTGCCATAATTTAGCTCCATTATTTAATAGGAAATGATCCATAGGTAATGTCAAAATCGGTATATGCTATAGTTACTTGCAATTTTAATGGTTGCCCATCCGACCAATTAAGAGTTAGTGGTGTAATTGCTTTAGGAAATGCCTTATAAGCATTAAAAGTCATTGATGCGTTAGCTTCGGTTGGGTCTGTAGCATCATTATAAACATAAATTGTTAAATTAGTACTATAATAATCTTTATAACCTACTTCATAAGGAACCATTCCTGCAACGGAACCTCGTGCGGTTCGTAATTGTGACTGACCAGCCGCATGAAAATTTACTATAGTATTCATCCAGTCATAAAAGAATTTATGAACGCCAGCCTTAGTGTCCAATACGAACGTTAAATTAATATCCTCATATACCACGTTATAAGGATTAAATTCAATAGGACCGTAACCAATTCTTGGCGGTCCTTCAATACCTGCAAATTGAAGCCCAGGTATTGATGCGGTTTCACAACGAAGTGATAATTGTCCACCATTATAGATTGTCTTATATTTTGCTATAGGTGATTCCGGACGGTTAAGATAAGAAGGTACGTCAAATTTTGCTACATACTTATTATCTCTAAGTACACCATCTTTATTAATCTCAGCAATGAAATCGTTTATCTTAACTACCATCTTAGTTACTCATTACTTTCTTTTTAGATTCTGCCCATACTTGAGTCTTAGTGGCTTTAGCAAAACGCTCCGTAGGAAGCCAGATTGCAATATCCCATTCTGATGGATAGACATACATAAACTTAGATTGTACATGATTAATTAGATATTGCTTCACACAAGGCTCATAATATCTGTATTTTGCTGCACTGGAAAGCATTTGATAACTAAGTCTAAGTTTGGTTGTTTCATCATACCTACTATTTATTCGAGTTTCATATAATGCATCCATCAGTTTTGCTCTAAGTTCCAATGGAAGATAGTGAAGATTTATACCCCAGAATGAACCTCGTTCTACTCTGAATGGAAAAATAAGAGGTGCTCTATCGTAGTATGGAAGGGTATCTTTATGTTTTGGGTCGTAAAGATACATATACATAGAACCAGGCTTGATGACGGTTTTGCCTCGATCTGGATCTGAATTAATCAACTGACGTTCATTAATTCGACCTTGCTTAGAAGCCATTTCTCTATACCACTTGCGCGCTGCTTCAGTTCGAGCAGGAACTTGACCCGCTCTGACCCCTTTCGTGATAATTTCGTCGAATACATTTGCCATTAAAATTTTAGTCCTAGATCATCTTCTGTAATTTTAATAAATTCCCAACCTCGGTCGGCGCAGTATTGTTCTGCCATTTTCCATTTTGCCGAATTTACACCCCAAGTAGCAACTTCATTGATATATCGTTTTGTTGGTTTACCTTGAACTTTTGGAGGAACTGTTTGTGCTTTTGGTTTGACTTCGATTAAAAAGCCTTTGGTCTTTCCATCTTTATCTCTACGTCTCATAAAGAAATCAGGATAATATCTGTGTACTCTTCCATCAATAGGCGATCGGTATAAAATCACAATTTCCTCACTTGACCACTCGAGTACATCAGGGTGCTCATCTAACTTTGACATGACCATAAGCTCCCATCGAGATCTGTAAAAAATTTTAGTCGGATCACCTTTATATTTATTTGGATTTTTAGGTCTAAATATACCTTGATGATATTTAGACATCTTTTCTTACTAAATAAAATTTTTGTAATTCTTCCATATTTCTCAACCCCAAAGCGGTTTCTAACTTAGTTGGATTGAAAAGAAACTCTTTAATAATTAAATCTGAATCTTTCAATTCATGTTCCATTAAATGATTACAGTTTATAGTATTTTCATCAAATGTTTTTCTTCTTTTATCATAAACACTTTGTTTAACTTCATCTGTTGATTCTTCCCAGAATTTAAATAAACTAAGTTTTAAGATTCTATCTATAGCATCAATTCGGTGCTGTCCTTCCAGTTTATTCATCCACCCAAATTTAATTTTTCTATCTTCAATTGACATTTTTGATATACTATTTGCAGTACCCAATTGAATATTATGTTTTAATTGCGTTTTAGTTTCCAAATCCATGGTAGCATGCCAATTAGTTACATTATCAGATACTTTATTTCTAAATTTTTCAAATTTAATTGGATCTTCTCTTAACTTTTTTCTCATATTAATGGCAGAACATTTATGTCCACAGAATTCCTTATATCCAAACTGAGGTGATATAAATTTAGTACATTTATTGCATATTAAACAAAAAGTCTGACCAACATAATGATTATAATATTCTTTAGAATTATAAAATCCGTGTTCTTTAATATGATGCCCGAGACGATTTACGGGCATTTCTAAATTACAACTAAAACATTTTGTTTTCTTCATTTTCTATTCTCTAAAATATTCGTCGGATCACCTTTATATTTATTTGGGTTCTTAGGTGAGAATTTTCCTTTGTATGCCATTTAAATCTCAATATAAATAAAGATATATTTATAAAAACAAAAGGAAACATTCATGGCATTTAATGTCGGGAGTTTTGTAAAAGATTCTGCAAAGTCTATTATTGGTTCTGCTGTTGACAATATCATTGGCAATGTTGTAAGTAATCTAGCATCTAATTCTAGACTTCCTGCTAAAAACGTTGCGGAATCTATGTTTAATATCGGTGCA